TTGTATGATGCCCATGGCCTGCCCTAGTTTGATTGTGGTTAATGTGCCCGGGCGACGAACTTCTATCCAGCTGGTCCATCCATTTGTTTCCCAATCGTGACGATGGGGATCTGGAATAGTTTCATCTAGAATAGTCCAAGTTGGGGTACTAGTAAATTTAGATTCTAAATCATACGTAGCAACAATTTCAAAACCCACAATCTGAGCTAACTTTTTCATCTGATCAGAATTTGCCCAACATGCTTGTTTGCTGTCTACTAATGTTGCAGAACTTTCCATGTCGCAATTATTATAGCTAAACATCAATACTCCACCAGGTCTCAATAGATTAAAAATTGATCTGAAATAGGATTCAATGCGGTCAAATAAAACATAATTTAAGAAATCCCAACAGAGTATAAAACCAAATTGAGATTGTGGTAATGGTGATAAATCAAAATTTGTTATGTCGTATATGCGAACTCTACGCTGATAAACATCAGGATATGTGGAAATTATTCTATTTAAATCAGACATGTTTGAAGATGCTAGATATAAAGGATCACTGGCTACCATGGAATTAATATGGTCCCTAGCATCTACATATTTCATCTTAAATTCAGATAAAGGTTTCATCTCATTCTCAGAGACAACCTGCAAATACCTACAATTTAGTTGCAATCCAGGATACTGCCAACTACTATAACTACTGATCCTGGATTGAACGACACTAGTCACCTCTGAGTTAGCCCATAAAAAATATTCATTTGATTCCTGTGAAAGTGTTGTACCTAGAACCTTGATGCCGTCTTCGATTTCCTTCAGAGATTGATGCATGAAATTAATTATATCATCATTGTCTGAGAGTAATTTCTGATATATCTTTGTATATTGATCTATATATTGACCATAATCATACTCAGACTGGTCAAACTTAGGTCGTAGATTTTCTATAGTAAGTAATTTTTCAGATATCACGTTATCTAAGGACAAACTATCGATGATATCTCTGACATTGTTTTTAAATCTTACTAGTTCGCTTAATTTGGTCATTATTCAAATGTAAACAAGTTATCAAAGGTTGTTGCAATCTGTGTGTTCTCAGCGATTTGCCATTTCAAAACACCTAATAAATTTTCTACCTTTTGATCTACAATACCAGTTTCCATGCTGGCATCATCAAATGGCAAGTCTTTGAACCACGCCGGAATGTGTGTTTCATCTGTAGGGTATCCAACACTAGTATACCCAAGTGGATTATCTTTTAACTTACACACCACAGTTTTCATACCATCCACGATATTCATGCTGTATTGATCACCCATCATACGTTTTAAGTTGTTCCAATTCATAGCAGCACGCACATGTCCTGGCATATTGGCCTTACCTAGACGCTCTTCTTCTTTAGTGTATTTGGTCAAGTTGTTTACACGTTTAGGTGTACCTTTCTCCCAAGCTGGACGTTCTGTAAATATTAATTTAAAGTCACGCACTTTGTCAATAATAGCATCACGCTCTGCGCCTGTTAATACTTCTAGCAATACGCTACTTAAGAAGTCCTGGATGACCTTGGGAGTGTCTGATCTCTTTAAGTCTAGGCCCATGGCTTTTACTTTACCTGGTGTACCGTGTGTGTCTAAACGATGCCCTTCCATATCATAGATTAGGATAGCATAGCGTTTCTTTTTAATAAACAAACCTTTGAGCGATACACTTTCTCGTCCACCTTTGATCAATTCACCTTGACGTCGTGGAGTATGGAAAGCCCGTTCGCAGAATGCTGGAAAACTTTCATTGACCTGATCTGCGATGCTGTCATACAAACCCACTGCTATGTCTTTGTTCCATTCCATCTTACCTTCTTCTACATCTTTCTTAACCATTGGATAAGCACTAAAGTAACATGAGTCTGTGTCACCGTAGATAATTGCTTCACCAGTGTGATCATACACACCTGTTATACATTCGTTTATGTATGCATCCATGTGACGGGCAATGGTCCTGCCTGTTAATGTAGTTGATTGTCCAATACGCTTATCAAAAAAGCGACAACCAGGATTAAGAATGGCACCATACAAACTGTTAAGATTAATCTTTTTAACTAACTGACGTTTATCCCAGAACGCAGTATCTTCATCTGTGACAGCCTCTTTCTTTTTAACCTGCATGTCTTGTCGTTCACGATACCAACGTTCTAGCAAGCCAGGTATAATACCTTTGCGTTCATTGTTAAAAATAGTACCGTTAGCTGACAATATCCAAGGCTTGTTGCTGTCAAATATTAGTCGCCAAACATCTGCGGCACTTAATACATCACTAGTACCATTGGCCCAATCAATGGTAATCTCAGTGCCAACTTCGCCATTCATGACAGCAGTATATTCCAAACTACCAAACAAGTTTTCCCATGCGTCAGCGAACGAGCTACCTGATGTTTGTTTTTCTTTGATATAGTGTTCAGTCATGGTCTGACGCAATTGACCTACGATAGTCTCTGGACCCATGTTCAAGGCACGAATCGCTGAAGGATATAGTGAGTTGATGTCGATAGCACCAATGTAATCATGCATACCTGCTTTTGGGGTCGCTACATACGCACCTGCGGCCTGTGTGTCAAACTGTTCATCACGGTTACGATTTGGTACTACCATACCAAGTTGATGCGCTTCATTGATGATAGCCTGTTCAGTTACCGCCACAGCACCCATGGTAGTTTGTAGTAGCACTGTATTGTCGTGTGCTAATTCATTAGCTAGATCTAGGAAGCGTAGTTTTGTATCTAGTTTGTGTAGCAAGGCAGTGTCTTGACGATTGTATTCGATAAACTTAGCAAAGTCTTTGTTATATAATTGATCCAATGTGCCTTCATACTGTGTTTTACTTTCACCTAGTTCATATTCTGATATGGCATCTAAACTATAGCTATGACGTTCTTCATAGGTGTATTTGCGATACAGTTGCATATAGTCCATGTGTACACGACCAATAAGATCAAAGGTCATGTTACTAGCACCAAAGCGTTCAAACTCACGTTGTTTAGGAAACTGACCCCATAAACAGAATCTACGTGTGTCGTCTTTACTTAGGACACGATTGGTACGCTGCACCATATATGGAATATCAAAGCCCTCTGAGTTCCAACCTGATAGTATGTCTGCATCATCGATTAAGTCTAAGAATGTTTTTAATAAGTCTTCTTCGCGTTCCATTAAGAAACAATTATCATATTGCTTGACAATCTCTTCAGCAGTTTCCCAGCTCATAGATTTGGGTGGGATGACCATAGTAACTAGTTTGTCTAGCCAATCCAGATATACTGATACCGCAGTAATAGGATTGAATGGATCTTCTGGACGGCTGAAACCTCGCACTGGGTCAAAATCAACCTCAATGTCAAAGAATGCTGTTTGTAATTTGGGCGACTTCTGCCCTAGATAGTTTTCTTCGAGACAACGGAACACGGGATTAATGTCACTTTCCCAGATACGCTTACCTGAATTGATCTTAACTTCTTTGTGGAACTCTTTGCCTACACGTGTGCTAAATTTTGTTACAGGGGTATCATATATTGTACGGAACTTACCGCGAGGATCATCGTAGTAAAATGTATAGTTGGCAGGATATTCTTTATATTCTCTTTGTCCATTCACACGCTCAACGATGTAAATGCGATCTTTTGTTCTATCGAACAATGCGTCTACGTAACTCATCTTTTTCCTTTTTGTGCGACTTCTAGCTCACACACACTCTTCATGCCCGGGTGGGCGTTTTATTAATTATACAGCAATCTGCCATAGCCCACAAGATCAACTAAGAAAATAGTCAGGCTGGTCATGAACAATCCAAAACTTCCTCTGCTCAATGCTGAGTACATGCTAATCGCTAGACAGCAAAAGAACAATGGATAAACAACCAAGAATGGCACATCAGGTACAGTGGCGGCAAATGTTACTACTACTATGATGTTTAGAAACCAATTAAAGACTTCTAAACATAACCTAACGGGATGGCTGTGCCAATCTTTCTTTATAAAATTGACAGTTTTGTGCCAGTCAATCAAACCGTGCGACCAACAGTTTCTAAGATGTCTGTCAGAGTTTCGTGGTCAGCGTTAGTTTCAGTTAATTTTGATTTTTGGGCGATCTTGATAGCTTTTTTCAAAATAGCTGGTTTGATTTCTAATTCTTCTGCCACTGCTTTAACGGTATCATTTAGGCCTGCTGATAAGTCTTCTACTTCTTGCAATACTGCGATACCTTCGTTGATTAATTGCGTTAGTTTGGCTTTTTGTTCGCCTGAAAACATTTTTGATGCCATGGTTGACTCTCCCTGATTGAAAAATTTATTATACTATAATTATATATCCGTGTCTAGTGTTTTTCAAAAAAATCTATAATCGGATCTACTATTTCTTTTTTGACACGCTCTTTTATTAATTGGATATCAAAAAACAAATGATGATTATGTAGTGTTTTTTCGATTGTTAATTTATCATATTCTATATACTTAAATAGTTTTATATTATCCACTATTTTTTTAACCCTTATTAATTTATCATGACACGTATCATAACTTTCATCAAAAAGATTATCATAAGTTTCAAATCCTTGATTACGTAGATAGTTTAGTAATCCTGGTTGCCCAAAAATCATGAAAGGATGATAAAATGCGATAGGTTTGAAACTCTTTTCAGTTACGTGTAATATTTGTTTATCATTTATCGAAGTTTCTGATACTAGGCTAAAATAAGTCTGATCATACCACTCAGGATTGAAATATCTTTGATTTTGCATAAGTGTCCCAGAAAAATTTGTTTGGGCATCATTAGGCAAATATTTTCCTAGTCTTTCAATATAACTGTAAACAAACTCGTTCAAATATTCTCCAACATGATCAAACAGCAGATCATGACTTTCTTTGCGTAGGCCCATAGGCATTAAGGCTTTTTTGGAATAATTCCTATTGGGAACATATTGACCATAGCCTTTTCTATAGTAGAGCAAAGCTTCGTGATACCAAAACCAATTGAGATTAATTAATCTGAAAGAATTAGGCAAACTTAATTCACCAACACCCCATAAAAGGTCTATTATTAATGGATACCCTTGTTGATGTAGTTCTTGATACCAGCGGTCCGCTGTAAGATTTGAAACTAAAAGTGAATTCGCTTTTTCTGGTATTTGATCTTCTATATACACTATATTAAAATATTCTGATATTAGATCTGTAAATGCTACTTGATGGAAACTGGTCCAATTGGTTTTGGACAAAACTAAATTTAGTTTCATGAAATCCTACATTTTCTGAGTATTTTGGTAACTGTTTGAAATTCGTAAGCCAAATCATCGTATAGATCTTCGGGTGGGCGTTCAGCATAGGCACGTGATACATAGGCCATTTGCCCTATGTCACTATAATATATTTCTGTAGGCCAACGTGGACGACCCCACTCCATGCTGTTGATTAACAAGCATTCGTCACCGACATTTTTCAGCATTTCTTTTTTGGCTTTAACTGGGAGATTGACACTGGTTAGTAGTTTAACGCCCACTGGAACTGTGTTAACCAATGGTTTATCTAGATAGTGTGCGAACAAATGTACTACGTATGCTTCTACTTCGTGTGCCAAATTAATTGTAAGTTCGCACTCTGCCCTGCGAACGATATCATACGACTCTCTTACGTAGATATCCCAATTGGTCATCTATATTACCAGTTACGGCATGACCAATATCTGGCTTTGGTACGAGGTCCAGGATTAGCACAGTTGTGGCGTGCTCTGAAACTTTTACGACGTGCTGGGATTGATTTTTTAATACGCATATTAGGATCACCAAAGTTTACTTTTTTGATATTGCCAGTACTAGGATCCTTAACATAAACCTTAAACTTCTTAACATCACCACGCATAGGCTTACCAAGAGGTACTTTGCGGCCATGATATT